ATCTGGTACGCCGAATGAAAGATCGCTACTTCACCGAACAGCTCTTCTGGTTCTTCGATACCAACACCCTGCTTCATGTGTCGTACATGCACGGGCATGGGTGGGCTGCCGTGGTAGAGGTTGGGGACCCCATTGGGGGTTGGCATTTCAACTTTTGTGCAGCCACCTACGCCGAACTCATGCAGCGTTACGCTTACCGCAAGCCTGAACTGCTGATGCAAGAGGAGGGGTGAACACCCTCGACGCGCACGGCCTGTTGAAGTCTGCCCTGCTACGGGGAGGGCATCATGCAAAAAAAACGGGCAAGGCGATTGCCTTCCGCTGTGTACGGCACAACGACAGCACCAGTAGTGCGTGGCTGGGCGATCATGCGTGGGGATGTTCGGCCTGTGGCTTCACCGAACCGCTGGCGACACTGGCTGATGTGCTGGGCGTCACCCTGCCTGACGACGCCAAATCAGCCAGTGGGCTAACGTTGCAGGAGTACGCCGAGCGGAAGGGGTTGTCGCTGGCAGGGCTGGCCAAGGCTGGTGTCGTCGAACGGGTGGGGAAGTTTGGTGATGCGATTGTCGCCATGCCGTACCGTCGTGCTGATGGCAGCACCATCCGTACCAAGTGCCGTACCAGAAAAGGGACGTTCTGGGATCGGGACGGGGAAGGGACGCCGTTGTACGGGCAGGACGTACTGGCCGCTGCCCCTGCTGGCCCTGTGCTGGTCGTGGAGGGTGAGAGTGACTGCCATGCAGGGTGGCAGCGGGGGGTGACGGTGGTGGGCTTGCCGGGGGCTTCGCAGTGGAAGGGGGAGTATGCCAGCCTCTTGTCGGGCCGTGAGGTGATCGTGTGGCAAGAGCCTGACGAAGGGGGCGCAACCATGGTGGCGGCGATCTCTCCGTCGCTGCCCAAGGCTCGTATCCTGCGGGATGTGAAGCACCACGGTCAGCCCATGAAAGACCTGTGCGATTTGCATCAGTCGGTGCAGGCGCATGGCGATGACTGGGCAACGGTGTGGCAGGGCATCCTCGGCACCACCACGCCCATCGGCGCAGAGCCGCCAGCCGTGGCGTTTGACAGCATCACGGGCGACACGTTGGATCAGATGTTGACCGAGAAACTCCTTCCCGTCGATGCGGTGCCAACGCCGCTCGAAGCGTGGAACCGTGTGTGCGGATCAAGCGGTGGTGGCGTGGGCTTGGCAAAGAGTTGGCTGATTACGGTTGGGGCCAACACGGGCACGGGCAAGTCGTTGATCGGCATTAACCTCGCCGCCCGTGCCATCGAACATGGCGAGACGGTGACGTTTGTCAGCTTGGAGATGGGGCGGAGCGAACTCGCTACACGCCTGCTGTCGGTCGTCAGCAACGAAAGTGTGGTGCTGCTAGAGCAAGGGCCGATGTTCGATCAAGCGGCGTACGGACGGGCGGCACGGATGCTCAACGAGACCCGAGAAAGGACGGGCGGTCATGTGCTCGTCAACCGCCGTCCACTGTCCAAGATGTCTGATGTGTCAGCCTGCATTAAGCATCACGCCGAGGTCAGTGGGTCCAAGTACTTCATCATGGACTACATCCAACTCGCCAGCGTGTCGAACATGAACAACATCCACGACCGCATTGAAGCTGTCTCGCATGAACTCCGCGAACTCGCACAGACGTTGAACGTCCGCATGGTCACGCTGTCTCAGTTCAACCGACAGACCAGTGCCAACCGTGCCGAGCGGCCCATTAGTCAGGGCTTGATGGGTGGGTCCGCCATTGAGAATGACAGCCACCAAGTGCTGCTGTTCGATCACTCCCGCTTCACCCGCTCTGGCAACTTGGCCGACACATGGTTGATCGTAGACAAGAACCGCGTGGGTGGGTCGTGTGACATCCCAGTCCAGTGGGACTTCCGTACCCTACGGTTGACGCAGCGGACGCCGAGTATCAAGGAGCAGGAAGAAAAGCATGGCCCGATGATCCCCAAGTGGAAGGAGCGGAATTGATCCTCACATTTGCCGTCCCGTGGACCGCCCTCTGCTCTGACAACCGCAAGTTCAAGTACCGCTACATCCTGTCCGACCAGTACCGTGAGGCCAAGCTGGTGATCGGCACCCTTGCCAAGAAATCTGCAAAAATCTTTGGCTGGCCTCTTGTTGACGTTGACTTGGGGTTGTACGTTCTGGTTCGAGAGCCTGACCGTCGCCGCCGTGATCTCAACTTCTCGAAGAACCTGAAGGACGGGATCACGGATGTCGGCGGGGTCTGGGTCGATGATCGACAAGTCCGAGACGAGCGATGGAAGTTTGAGCCTGCCGAGAAGGGGAAGGAGGCAGGGGCCGTCATCACTATCTGGAGGTTAGATGCCGTGGACGTTTTGGGGGATGGTGCTGGTGTTGCTAGTCCTACTCGCACACGGCGCGTTGCACGACGCAAGAAAACGTAAGACACAAGACACCCAAGACAAGGAGGCAGGGCGATGACATTCGATGACTGGGACATTCAGAGCGAAGACGACGGGCTAGACTACGAGCGAGCGTATGATGCCGCCGTTCTCCGTCACGCCAAGGCACAGTGGCAAGAAGACCGCGACACGGGGGAGCAGTTGGACCCGATGCCCGAGTTTGGGGCAGAGGCAGAGGAGGAAGAGGCATGACCAGAGAGGATGTGGTTGATGTGCTACGCGAGTTCGGAAGCGAGGGCATGGCCGACGAAGTGATACGGCTGCGCGAACAACTCGCCGCGATTGACACCCTGCACAAGCAGTGGGTAATCAAGTTTCTCAATGGGTACGAGCGGTCAAAGGGCGTCGAACGGCTCGTTGATGCCATCGGCAAAATCCTGCACCCGCAGGAGGGGGCATGACGATCCCCGTTATGTATTTGTGGCCGCTGGGCTGTCTTACCCTTATTGGGTTCGTTCATACCCTGTTTGCCGTCGAAGAAGTGGTACACAAGATCATGAAGAAGCCCATCGACGCAGCAGAGCGGTGGAAGGAGAGGCGTGGACAGAGCGTTTAACGGACTGCACAAGTCCCCTCGTACCATCAACACGATCCGACAAGACGTTGCCAGTGCTGCCCGTGCCTTGCGCCACCATGCGGAGGCACTGGGCAAGCTGCGGCAACAAGGCCGCGTGAGCCGCGAGGCCAAGCTGGCACACGTTGACGATGTGAAAGCCATTGCGGAGTATTGCGAGGAGCTAGAGCGGACGATCATCAAACACTTTAACGCCGCTGTCCGTAAGACAGCAGCAAAGGGAACGCCATGACCGCAAGACTGTACCTGACCCACAACGACCGCTACCGTGTCCGTCTCTCTGACAAATCCACCGTGTCGTGCCGCTGGGATGACAGCACCCTGCGGTTTGTCGTCAAGGGGCTGCGGGGGAATCGGATCATTGTCACCGACTCTGTCCGCGATGTCTCGCCGATGACGCCGAGCGGGAAGACAATTGAATGGACTTCCCTTGGCCACTGCTTCCGCGACATGCACAAGGGAAAGTCGCCAAAGGACCGGAAAGAACGCTGGGACAGTGGCTCTGCCTCGCCCCCGCCGTGGGAGCATCCGTATAAGCGGTAACACAAAGCCCCCGTAGCTTTCCTAGCGACGGGGGCTTCGTGTTGCTGTGTTGTCTCTACATCGCCGCGACGGCACTCCACACGGCGATCAGTCCACCCTTCGTTCGCAACTCCACGGCCTTCGCCGACGGGCTTCGTCGTGTTGCGCCCCACTGAATGTGTGGACGGTCTGCGAAGCTCTCGTCGTTGATCGACCAGTTGCTATTCCAGTCGCCGCCCCACACCAGCCCATGCCGACGGGCCGAAGTGCCTAGCACGTTCCAGAAGTGCGGCCCAGCGTTCCACTTCCTCCTCGCGCAGATGATGTCTACGGCCAGCCCATAGCCGTGCCATGTATCATCGGCGCTCTGCGAGTGGGTGACCACTCCACGGCCATCGTCGTAGGTGCGGCCAAAGCCGTACAGGAACGCTTGCCGCTCTTCTGTCCGCATCGTCTCAAAGACTTGCGGGGTGTAGCCCCACGCCTTCATGTCGGCAACCACTCTCTCCACCGCTTCTCGAAAGAACGGGGCCAAGAGGGTGATGTCAGACTGCACCGGCACTTCAGCAGGGGCAGCAGGGAGTTTACTCACTTCTCAATCCTCCCTTCCATGCGACTGACCCGATCACTGATGTCACGGGTCAAGTTGTAGATGTCGCGGATGTCGTCCCTCATTCCCTTTACGTCACGTTCGACCACCTTGACCGTCACCCGCATCATGCCCCACGACACAGCAATGCCGATAAACCCCGACACCAGCGGCACCGCCATGCTCCATGCGGGATTGGTCTGGGCAAAGGCCGTTCCAGCGGCAGAGGCGGCACCGATCATGAGGGCCGTACTGGTTTCAGCGGTCATCGCTTGGTCTCATCGGTTAGGGCCTGCCGACTGGCAGAGTATTTTGCGCGGATTCGCTGAAGGTCTTTTGCGGAGGCGTCCAAGAGTTCCTGTCTCCGCTCAGGGGATTCCGTCTTGCGGAGAAGGTTGTCACGCTTGGATTTGACGGCCCGTATCTGGTTCATAAAGTCTTGGCGCTCGTACCGCGACTGCATCCCCGGGCGGACAAGCTGTGCCTTTGTCCCAAGCATCCCCATGACATCGGAGAGCATTTCCGAACGATTCTTAGAGGGGATCGTCTCCTTGAGCAGCTTCTTCCCGTAGAACGACACGGCGGTGGGCGTGATAAACGGGAGGACCGCATCTTCTGCGATCATCCGCGCCTTCTGTAAGCCAGACTCTCCCCCAGTCATCCACTCCCGTCCCGTAAACGGGTCAATGTTTTTAGCGCGAGAGAAGAGTTCCGGAATAGGGCCTGACGGTTGGAGGATCGAGGCCCCCGGGACACCCGGAAGAATCTTCCCCACGACAGACCCCGGCGCAGGACTGCCGGAGAAGAGGGACAGCGGCGTAAAGCGGGAAACGTCGAAGGTGTAGCTCTCGCCGCGCTTTGGCTCGGCACCGAACGCCTTGGCCAGCGGGCGCATAAACGCATCCACCTGTATCGTCCCGGGCATTAGATAGCCCAGCCGCTTGTTCATCCGCTGCTCGGGGCGCAGGTCCCGATCATCGACGGGCGTGTACTGGCTCCGGCTCAACTGGTCCATCCCACCCCACAGCGCGGCCAGCACCACCCACCGCTCCGGGTGGTCCATGATGTCTTCCATCAAGCTGGGGATATACTTGACGGGATACATGATGAACGGGGACACCGAGTTCTTAATCCCGGTCAACAGGGGCGACCGCGTATCGTAGCCGGGAAGCACTCGCTCGACTTCCTTCAGCGCCTCGTCCCCGCCCATCCCATTGTCACGCAGCTTCTTGTACAGCGCCACCCGGTAGACGCCATCCTCCAACGCATAGGCCGTCTGCGCCTTTTGTGAGGCCCACCCAGCAAACTCCCGGGCCTTCCCACGCGGTTCGACGCCACGCGCCTTCAACGCCTGTCGCGTTTCTGGGCGGGTGGTCTTGGCCAACTGCTGGAGGGTCTGCTTCTGCGAGGCGATTCCTTCCACGGCAATGTCGCCGTATGTCGGGATACCCCGCTCCAGCACTCCGGCTTCCGCCAAGGCTTTCGTGGCTGGCCCGTAGTTCCGAAGGTCCTTCCACGCCTCTGTGAGATAGACAGGCTGCTCCATGAGGGAGAGTCCGCCCATATGCACCTTCGAGGCGTTGGACACGAAGTTGCCAACGTGTGTGCCCGGGTTGTAGACGGTGTGTACCCGCTTCCAAAAGCGCATCACGTTGTCGTAGATGCCCCTCACTCCGACCCGATCAATGCCAAAGTCCGGCATGGTCATCAGGTACTCTGCGGCGTCCTTCCGTACCACTGCGCCTCGAAGAAAGCTCAGCTTCGGCGTGTCCGGCAGCACGATGTACTGGTCGTCGGAGGCCACGATCTCCTGTGCTAGCCCCTTCATCGTGCGCTTGGCCTCCATCTCGGCACCGCGAGCCGCCTTCCCCATCTCTGTGTCGCCACTCGCATAGGCCGCATCAGAGAGGAGACGGGCGTTCTCGGCCTGATCCATCGCCTGTTTGTAGGCAGGCGCAATCACGCCGTCGATGTCTGCCAGCGCATTGAAGAGCCGTGACGTGGCAATGTTCTTCCCACCACGAGTAAAGGTCTCGCCAAGCCGTACCGACGCCTCGCGGATTTCACCCAGTGCGTTCCGCTCATCGACCGTCAGGTTCTCATTCCGCACCCGCTCCGGCTCAATGCGGAACGTCTTGTTGCCCTTTCGGATCGTGACGGCGTTCATCGCCTCGCCACCCTTGAACGCCGCATAAATCCGCTTGAGGTAGGACGCCTTGCGCCGCAAGAACGTGGCCTGCGAAATGGTTCCGGTGGCCACCTTCTGTTCTCCAAGGCCGACCACTTCCTGTGCGACCTTCTCCGCCACCGCCATCGCCGCCCTGACCGTCTCGTCGTCCATCCCGGCACGGGACTGTAGCTTCTCCCCCTCTACGATGTCCGAGACAAGGCGATCGCCTTCCGGCCCCAAGGCTCGTGCCCTCCGTGCAAGGTCAATGCCGATTGCACGGTACTTCGACATCTCCCGCTCGGCCAGCTCGACGAGCGACTTGATCTTCGGGTCGATCAGGATGTCACGGCTGATGAGGTTGAGGGCCATGCGCCCCTTCGGCGACTGGGCCAGCGCGTCCTTAAGGTTTACCGCCCCAGAACGGACCAAGACCTTGCTCGGCTGATAGCCCAGCGAGAGTGCCCCGAGGAGCTGCATGCCCTGTCCGGTCGCCTTGAGGCGCGGGTCGTCGGACATCTGCTCAAGCTCGTACCCGCCCACGCCAACGGCGACTTTTGGCAGCGCCTCACGTCCAAACTGTGTCCCCACGGCAGCGCCAAACGCGCCGCCCACGTCAAAGACCTTGCCGGCAAAGGCCCCGGCGGTCGGCGCAATCGTTCCCTGTCGTCCGGTCTTCTTGGCAAAATCCCGCAGGGTGGGGTCGTCCCATCCCTCTGCCGCCCGATCATACGCGGTCGATTGCTTGACCATCCCCTGCGTGAGCGGCTCTCCCGTAAACTCTTTGGTCAGCGGGGTTGCCATGGCGTCGGTTGTTGCACTCCCGAGCGTGGCATAGGCCATCTTTTTCTCTTGTGACCCGGCCCCACGGAAGGCGTTCTTGATCGCGTACCACGCCACCGCTTGCGCGGAGGACTCTGGGATGCCCTTTTCTTTGGCGTACCGGGCAATCACCGCCTGCATGCGGTTCCGCATCGCAGGGTCAACGTCGTCGTTCAACGCTTTGCCCTTGAGCGGGACATCGTCCCCAACTCCGAGCAGCATATGGTTCAGCCGCGCCATCCACAGATCGATCGTGGATTTGTCGCCTCCGATAATGCCCAGCTTGTCCATCGCATACTGGCCGATCTTGGGGCCAAAGAGGAAGACAAGCGCGGGCCGTTCTTCGATGACGGTCTTGCCCCGCATGATGGGCACAGTCTCCGCCAACGCGGCTGCAGCGCCATCTTCGCCAAGCGACTGCACGAGCGCGTCCAGCCGATTCAGGGCTTGTTCGTGATTCAGGGTACGGGGCGAAGCGGCCATTTGCTCTCCGAGCAGACCCGTCCCTCTATCCCCCGTGAACGCCTTCTTCCCGCCAGTCAGCGACTGCTTGTACTGAGCGTTCTCTGGATTAAGGATGGAGAAGCGCCCAGTCTTGAGGTACTGCTCAAAGACGTTCAGCCCCTGCCTGCTCTCGGCGGCGACCTGTTGGCCTGACGACAGGATGCTGTTAACAACCGTGTACAAGGCGTACTTCGGGTCTTCCCGCAGTTCTGGCAACGCCAACCGCGCAATCTGCCGCTGGTCAAGGGTTGCCCCACGGTAGAAGTCTTGCGCCATCTCTCGGTTCATGACGCCAGTGTCAACGAGGTCGTCAACCATGGTGCCCAGCCGCGAGACCATCTCAGGGACGACGGCCCCAAGGTCCTCTCTCCCGAGACGGGGGAACTGGGAGTAGACCTGCTTTGCGGCCTCGACGAGAGGGACGCCACCCTTGGTCCGGCCAAGCTGTGGCGGGTTCTCTACCTGATTGAGGAGTCGGTCGAGGGATTCGATGCGAGCGGCAATCTCTCGCTCTGCCGCGTTGACATCGGCGCCAACGGCTGTGGCATACCGGATGTACTCGGGCTGTGCGACAACAATCGCGTCCCGCGCAGCGCGAAGGGCGTCGGGGCGTCGTCCGAGAGTTCTGGCATAATCTGCAGTGCCATCTAAATGCTCCGAGTAATACGAGGAAGGGTGAACGGCTATGTTCTGTGTCTGTGCAACATCGTCTAGAGCTTTTGTGACAGCCTGCCGGAAAACATCATCGTCCATTCCGGTATACCGCTTCAGGTTGAGCGCCAGCAAGTGGCCCCCCTCCCGCGTTGCCCCACCATACGGGCCAAGCGCGTCATCGGCTCTCAGTCGAGTGACCACGGCGTCGATCACGTCATTGGGCAACTGGGCGAAATCCGGCCCGGTAATGACCACCGCCGCCGTGCTTTCCTTGTCGGTGGGACGCGCCCTCCGGTAGATTAACTGCTGGTCTTGGCCAAACGCTAGTCCCCGCATTGCCGCAGCGATACGAATGTCGTCGTCGGTGGCCTCATCGGCAAACCGCATGATGCTGTTCGGGGAGACATCACCACCAAACAAGCCTGCGCCATCAACCGCTTCTTGCGACTGTGCGCCAATCCGAGACAGTGTCGGTTCGGTTGCGGTAAAGACGTTTGTCATGTGCTCCCGCTCAAACGCTTCGTCGAGCACATACGTCTCTGGGGGTTTGACAAAGCCAAACCGTCCGACCGCCCGCGTCTCTTGCGGGATGGCCGATCCAGAAGAACGGCGACCGAGAACACGTTCGCCCACCTCGCCTACCTCGCCTCCCGCTTCGCGGCCCAACGCTCGAAGCGCCGTCGCGGCCTTTCCAGAGGCTAGCCCAGCGCCAACGGAACCAAAGGCGAGCGCCCGCTGCAGCGGCGTCATGTCGTCGTCCGACTGGGCCGTTGCAAGGCCCCCCGTCGCGCCAAGGCCCGCCCCGCCGACTGGGGAAAGCACCGCCGCACTCGTCGAGCCACGGCGACCACGGCCCGTGAACGTCTCGATGAGGGGTTTCGGCTGTGCTCCCCGCTGTTGACTCCCTGCCTCCGCTGCCGCTTCCAACTGGCGCGTGGCTCCCATGTCTGGCGTCGCCATAGCGCGACGGTTGTCAAGGTCGGACTGTATTTGCCGGGCGCTCTGCTCTGCTTGGCCACGCAGGATATTCTGCCGTCGTGTCCCACGGGGGCTGAACACCTCTGGCACAACGAGGCCGCTCCCCTCTTTGCCTCCGGCCTGCGCCGCAAGGGCCGCTAGACGGTCTGCGATATCCTCTTGGGACAACACGGGCACAGTAGTGGGCGTCCGTCCTCCCCCTAGCTCTTGCGCCTTTGCCACATCCTCTTGCGCCCGCCGCATCACCTCGTCGATCCGCGCCTGCCGAAAGGCAAAGTCGTCGGTTGACGCAGGCATGGCATAGGACCCCGCGCCAAGCCGGAGCGGTTCTGTTCGCGGCGGAGTAGTGACAGGGCCTGTGACGGGAACATCGGCGGCGGTAGCAGCCGCCCGCTTGCCAAACATCTTCGCCACGGGATTGATGAGCAGCTTCTCTGCCACCGCACCGCCCAGCACGTCGAGGGCAATGTCGCCAGCGACACGGACTGGGGCGCTCGGGCGCTTGCCCGTCAGCATCTCGCCAAGCGTACCCGTCGCAGACCGCCTGCTTTCTTCGGAGAGCGCGCCCGGGATCGTAACAAGCGGGGCAGCAGCAATCGCGCCCGGGATATTCCGGCGGATCACCCCAGCGGCTTTGTCTGGGGTTAGGAAACGCCCCAGCAGAGACTCAGCGCGGAGTCCCTTTGACATACCAGACAACGCTTCAGTGCCAAGCATGGTGGCCACAACGTCTGGGGCCATATACCCAGCCCCAGACGCAGCATACTCCAGAAGGCCCTGCGCCTCTGGCACCTTTGCTTCCAGTGTTGCCGCCGATTCCCGTAACGATCTGGCTCCGGCGACGCCCTGCGCTCTGGCCTTCGGGAGGTCCGCGGCTGGACGCGCTCCGGGAGACGGGATACCTGCCAGCATCTCGCCAACGTCTGCCCCCAACCGCATCCCGCTGACCGCCGCCCGATTCAAGAAGCGGCTGACTAGCCCGGGCCGGTCAGCAGTAGGAGCGGGGATCGGGGTCGGTGGCTCTGCTGCGCCATACGCCTTTTTGTAGAAGTCCTCCTTCTGGCGCATATACTCGCCATACAGCGACTTTTGGCGTTCGTACTCTGCGCGAGACTTGATCGGATCAGGCATAGGCTATGTCCGGTAAGGATTTACTTCTTCGGCGCGGTGTTCGGAAACGGGTTCATCCCGCTGCGACTCCAATTCTCAAAGCTCGGAAATTCTGTTGGGGTATTCACAATAGCGCGGAGTGTTGCCGCAAACGTCCGAATTTCCTGCTCCGTCTTTTGGCGTCGCGTCTCCTGCCCTGAGTCATCTTTGAGAATAACATCCTGCTGCATGTATCGCGCAATCTGCTCGTTGATGTCCCTTTCCGTCATCTTCCCGGACTTAGTGTCCCTTGCGGCGTCACCCGCAGCGCGTGAAGCTGCTGCCGCCGCATCACTCTGCCGGATGTTCGCCTCAGACACACGCCTCTCCAGCGGACTCGACGTCTCCACGCCAAGCATCCCGGGCGGAATCCCCCGCGCCAGCAACCGCGCCTTGTTCATGTCTCCGCCGACCAGTGACGCAAACGCCTGCGCCTGCTTCTCAATCGCCGCTTCGTTCCCCGCCGTCGTATCCTGCCCCGCCGCCTGTTGCAGCGCAATGCTCAGCATCGTCCGCTCCTCGTCCGTCCGAGGCAACGCATACCGCTGAGTGCCTTCACGGAAGGTCTTCGGGGCGCGCGAGCTGAACTCATCCATCACGCGCTGGACGTTTGATACGGTCCGCGGAGGGGCTGCCGCAGAAGCGCCAAAGGCAGCGGGGGCCATTGGTCCCGAGCCTCCAACTGGCGCTTGTGTCCGCTGGGCCATCATTTGCCCAAACGTTGCGGGAGGTGTTGGTGCCGAGGGCATAGCCGCTGGCGATGCCGCCAGTGGTCCGATCTTCCCCTGTTCTTGCGGAAGCACATCTTCGACCGGCAGTATCCCAGCAGTAATGCGCCGGAACATTGCCTCTTCTGCGTCCTTGCGGCGCTGTTCCGCGACCACCTCACGCTGTTGCATCCCTTCTGCGACGCCTGTGACCGCGCCCAGTGCTGCTCTGAGCGCGGTGCCGCCAAATCCTCGTCGTGCCATATAAATGTCTCCGAGCTATGGGCTAAATTGCGGTGTTGGGGTCGCCGTCAGCGCCACCAGTATTTGTGGTGCCAGTCTTGACAATGTTCTGAATCTGCGTCGGAGAGAGAGCACCAAGCGCCTGCGCCAACTGGATAAAGAGTTGGTTTTTCGCCAACTGGTCCTGCGCCGTCGCCGACCGAGAGCCGACCGTTTCCACCGACCCCATGCTTGTGCCACTAGGATCGTAGACTCTCCCGGACAACTCAGTCAACCCAAGCTGGCGACGAAGCATAAGGTCTAGGTTCGCCTGTGACTGCTGTCCTTCCAGTGCCGTCCGCGCCAAGGTTCCGGTCATCCCACCAAGAGCGCCAACCGATGTTCCGGTTGTTAGCGGCTGATAGGCATACCCTGTGGCTTCCGTCTGCGCGATGGCGTTACGCAATGACTGCTCAAGGTTGAACTGTCTAGCTTGCTCTGATGTCTGCTGTGTCTGCAACGACTGACGCGCTTGCCGCTCCAACGCCGACTCCGACACGCCCGTCCCGCGAGCGGCAATGGCCTCGTTGATCCGCGCCTGCTCCAGATTGTTCTGTGCGGTGTTCTGCGCGTTTTGCGAGGACAACTGCTGACCAAACTGTGAGGCTTGGTTCTGCACCCGCTGCGTTTCAAGCCCAAGCTCCTGCACAGAGATACCATACTGCTGGAGGCGAGCCGACTGCTGCTCATTCAGTGAAAGGCCAAACTGCCGCGCCTCTTCGTTTGCCTGTTGCTGGCGAACCGCCAATTCGCCCTGACTGACACCCAACTGGCCAATGCCAAGCTGCTGCTGCAACGCCTGCTGAATGTTAAACTGGCGCGTCTGTTCTGCCTGCTGCTGTCCGGCCAACGTCTGCTGCGTCCCAAGCTGCCCTGTCAGACCAGCCCGTTCCACTTCCTGCGACCCGAGCAACCGCTGCAAGTCCAGTGACAATCCGCCCGTCTGTCCAAGCGCAGCCAAGTCAAACTGGCGAGCGGCTTGCGAGGCGGCTTCTTCAGACTGTGCGCCTTGGAAGGCTTCTTGTCCCGCCTGTTCGTACTGCTGCTGGCCAAACTGTGCCGACCGCAACTGGTTCTCAAACGTCGCGGCCTGTGCCACACGGTTGGCCTCAAACTGCTGAAGGTCTTGTGACCCCGCCAGTTCGGCCAAGCCCTGCCCTGACTGCATGTACTGGGCACGGTCTTGTGCCTGCGTGTCTGCCGCCTGCTGCAACAACTGGGCGTCCAGCGACGACAAGGCACGAGCCTGTTGCCCTGCCAAGTCACCCATCCGCCCACCGCCAATGCTCGACGCGGACAATCCACGGCGGGCAAGGTCTTCGTTCAACGCCTTCTGCTGCGCGGAGTATTCCGACTGGAGGTTCGCCGCTTGTGCGCCACGGATTTGCTTGAACGACTCCGTATCATACCGCGACGGAGCCTGCCCAAACTCGGTCAACCGCTGCTGCAACTGGCTTCGCAACTGCTGTCCCTGCTGACTTCCGCCGTACTGTCCAAAGGCGGTCGCTGTAGGGCTAGCAGGAGCCGCAGGACGTGCCCGACCCTGCGTTTGCATCTGGGCAAAGGTCTGTGCGGGCTGCTCGGTCTTGCGTTGGGTCTGCGTTTGACCCCCATACACCGTGGGCGTCTTTTCTTCGCCGCCAGCGGTGCTGTTGGTCGTGCCCATCATTTCCTTGTATCCGGGCAGCGAACCGAACGCCGTGTTAAACGTGGCCATGATTACCCTCCGTAGGACGGACGCGACTGCATCTGCGTGAACATCGGCATCAGCAACTCAGCAATACGGCGACGGCGTTCCTGTTCCGTCTTCTCCTGACTTTGTTCTTGCTCAAGCCGCAGCCGATTCGTTTCTGCGTTCATGTAGGCCGCGTCCGCTGCTGCGTCGGGGAGCCTAGACTGAATGCCTTGACCAGCCAGAGCAATCAAGTCCTTGTTCTCCTTGGCAAACTTGCCAGCCTGAGCAAAACGACCCATCGGCTTATCGGCTACCTGCGAGGCAAGACGAGGCATCGCACCCATCCGAGGGGCAGGGATGTTGGGCAATGGCGCTCCGGTCGTCTGCGTGAGTCGCCGCATCTTCGCCATGTCCATTGCGGGCAAATCAGCCATTGCACTCGACGGGACAGGGGCGGCACTGCCAATCGGCATCCCGATGCCATAGCCGCCGACGTTGCCTGTGTATGCGGCAGTCGGCGCAGCGCCAGCAGCGGCTCCTACGCCGGGCATGACAGGGGCCGCGCCACTTGTCGTCTGCGTGAGGGCACCCAGCTTCGGAGCGCCTGTCAGCTTATCGACTGGGCTGGCGGTAAACATCTTGGCAAGGCCACCCTTTGCCGCCTGACCCAGCTTGGCTCCACCGTAGCCGCTAATGCCGCCTTTAACCGCACCACCCGCATTAAACCCGCTAAAGTACCCTTTGCCTTCCGTGTCGCCGCCCATCGCTGCGCCAAGGGCTGCGCCAACTAGCGGGCCAACACCGGGGATAAAGCCTGCGGCAATCGGAGCCACCGTCTTGATAAGCCCCTTGTTGCGATCATAGATACCCGCCACTCCACCACGCTTACGAGCCATCGTTACTCCGTGGCCTCAGAGGCCGGTTCAGTGGACGGCAGTTCCACGGTCGGGAACGCCAACTGCACATACACACCAGCAAAGACATCATACCGCCACCCCTGCTCGGGGGAGAGGTCTGGGGCCGCATCAAGGGCGACCTGTGCAACGTGTTCCATCTCCTGCTGAAATCTAGCGGCAAACCGCTGGGAGATTGACACGAGGGCCTCGTCCGCAGGGCGGGTGTCGAGGACGGTGGGGGTAGTCACTTATTTTCTCCTGTCCGCGAGGCGGCGGCGTTGTCTACGAGGTTAGGGTAGGGTCGTCCAGCCGCCTTGGCTCGGGCCTTGGCTCGCGCCTTCTGACTCGCGGTGAGGGTGGTGGGCTTGTCCCCTTTTGGAGCAGCCTTCTTCCAAAACGCCACCTTTCGCTTCGGCATATCTAGACCCTGTTGATAGTAAAGATGACGGACGGCGCAGCAGGATGGTCGCCAGCAGCGGGAATCTGCTCGATACGGCAGTCGGTGTCCGTCGTCTCCCAGTACAACTGGAGATAGTCGTTGGCCGCTAACGTGATAAAGATGTTCCAGATCGCAATAAGGTGCCCATCGACAGACCCGTGCTTACTCACAACCGTCACACGCCCACCAGAGTTGGCAATGGTGGTGCCGTTCTTCTTGAACCACACCCAGACATCTTGATCCTGCGAGTCGGCGTTGGCAAACTGGATGCTGAACTGCGCCGTGTACGTCCCCGCGTTGGCAACCTTTACCTGAGACCCACTGACCAGCGTCACGCCGTTGCTGATGTCCGTGGTGTTCAGCGTGATAAGCTGCTGCGTGTTGACTGCGCTAGCGGTCTGGTCGGTCGTGTCGGAAAACGCCCCGTGGTAGTTCTGGAACCACCCGCTGATCTGCGCCCACGCACTACTCGTGTAGATGTAGGCAATACTGGTATCCGTAGACACCCACACGCTGCCCTCGGTCGCCGCAGCCGGTCGCTGGGCCTGTGTGCCCGACTGCACATGGATCGACGTATCCGCGTCATGCGCGTTGAAGGCGGCACCCGCAAGGTTGTCGTTGGTCCGCACCGTGTTCGCGTCGATCAGGCCCGTGCCAATGTTGACAGGGGCCGTGAACGTCTTGATCGTGTGCAGGGGCAGGGTGACGGCCACTGGTTACTTCGCTGGCGGAACGGGCCACGCGGGCGGATTGAACGGGTCAACCACCGTATCCATATAGTCCCGCAACTGCTGGCGATACGTCACCCACTCGGCCCGCTTCTCGTCCGTCAGCGGCACGTCGGGTAGCTGCGTGTAGTCGCAGGCTTGCAGCTTCGCGTCACGGGTACGACGTAGACTGTACAACGCGTTCTGCTTGGCCTGCTCCATTTCGGCTGGCGTGAACGGCGTGTTGATCCATGTGTTCGTGTACGCATCCTTCGCTGCGTCCCACACAATCGGCCCGTCGTTCGTGTTCTCGAACTGGACTGGCGCAGGCTGTTCCGTGTACTTGAACACCGCGTAGCCGAAGTCTACCAAGAAGCTGTTGTCGGGCAGATCGGGGAAGCTGGTCTGCGGGAACAGCATACGGAAGTTGCTATACGTCACCGGGAAACCAATACTCCCGCCGCTCTCCGCTCGGATGACCAGCAAGTCGCTATCAGAAATGGTGAGTCCCATGCGTTTCTCAGTTAGACGTTTGCGGCGTTTGACGGATAGCTACGACCAGCGCCCCAGATGATGCGGACAGCGCCAACACCGCCAATTTGCCCAGTATAAGGGTTGCCAGTAAACTCGTTTAGACCCACCCCGCCAGCGCCGCCGCCATATGCACCGCCAGCACCACCATCAAAAATACTAGAAGCCCCACTTGCTCCAGATGATCCGCCACCTCCACCACCGGCGGCAACTGTGCTACCTCCGGGAGATCCAGCACCGCCAGCGCCAGATGATCCAGAGCCAAGGATGCCGACTCCACCGCCACCGCCCCCACCTAACAGCGCCCCATATCCGGACTGGTAATAATCTTCCAAGTATGTCCCACCGCCTCCACCACCGCCTCCACCACCAGCGCCAGCCGATCCATTTAGGCCGTAGTTAGTCTGGAAATTTCCGCCAGCGCCACCATTCCCGCTGTATCCTCCAGCGCCACCACCGCCATTGCCGCACACTCCACCGGTTGCTCCCGCCCCACCATTGCCTCCAGTACCAATATTAGATCCGCCTCTGTCAAAATTTCGCGCTGAACAAAAAGTGCTCAGGGAAGATGAATTCCCATAGCCGTTATCTGTACCTGCTGCGCCAACAACAACAGCAAGAGAATCACCAGCGGTTACACTGATGTTATTGACGTATCGGAGATCGCCACCGGAGCCGCCGTAGCCATAGATGTTTCCAGAACCACTAGCAACACACACTACAGAGATACTTGTTACCCCAGCAGGCACCGTAAACGTGTAGCTCCCCGCCGTCGTGTAGGCTTGCTGGCCCGGCGCAGCGGCTTTAATCGTCGCCGCCATCATCATGCGATTGGCTAGCATCGGTTAGCTCGTCACGAAGTTTTGCGCGGCTGTCATGGCGTAGTATGCCGTCCCCGCGTTGTTGGTGTAGAACACGAACATATCGGATCGGCTGGCCGTGCTGGTCAGCGTCGGCGCAGTGCCACCCGGCCACTTGACTGCCGCAGGCCATGTCACGGTCCGTGCTGTGCCGTCTGCGTCAAAGATCAGCGTGAACGAACAGGCATTGCCCGTGCCTGACGGGTTACTAATGGTCAACGTGGTAATGTTGGCGTTCAGAGAAGCGCGGAACACGTTGCCGTTTTCAATGTTGAGCGTCAGCGTTCCGCTGCTAATCGCTGGCGTGGTGTACGTCTCGGCGTAGTCCGTAAACCGTGGACGGCCCATCACGTTGTCGGCCATCGACACGGTGCCGCCCATTGTCAGCGCCGTCAACGTCCCGACGCTGGTCAGACTTGACGCAGCAACGGCAGACCCAAGCGTTGTGGCGCTCAAGGTGTCTACGCCGTTCACCTTGTAGGTCGATCCAGTAGAGATATTGGCGTTGCCACCGACATCCAGCGTGTAGGCTGGCGATGCGTTGACCACGCCCACCCGATTGTTCGTGCTGTCTACTTTGAGGGTGCTGGTGTCTACCGTCAGATCGCCGGTAACCGCAAGACTGGTCAGCGTTCCCACGCTGGTCAACGATGACGCTGTGACGCCACTGGCCAACGACGCGCCCGTCAACGTGCCAGCCGCTGCCGTCACCGTAATTGCGGCTGTGCCATCGAAGTTGGTGCCATTGATGGCCCGTGCCGTCTGCAACGCCGTGGCTGTTGAGGCATTGCCTGTCAGTGCCGCCGTGACGGTGCCAGCACTAAAGTTGCCTGACGCATCTCGTGCCACGACCTTGCTGGCCGTGTTGGCGCTGGTGGCATCGACGGCAAACGTGATGGCGGCGCTTCCGTTGAACGGGCTACCCGTGAGGTAGGTGCCTGCGGTCAGACTGTTCGTGGTTGTCCCACCACCACCCGCCGCCCACGACAGAGTGCCACTGCCGTTGGTCGAGAGGACATAGGTGTTAGTGCCGTCCGCCGCAGGCCATGTGTACGTCACGCCACGGAGCGCCGTCGTTCCGCTGACCGCCAGCGAGGAGAGGGTGCCCACACTCGTCAAGCTCGACGCTAACACGTTGCTCGCCAGCGTGGCCCCCGTTAGCGTCCCTGCCGCTGCTGGACCCGAGGCGGGCGCAGACCATGTGAGGGTTCCGCTGCCGTCGTTGGTCAGAATGGTGCTGGCACTGCCCTGCGACGCGGGGAACGTGTACGGCACCGTATTGAGGGTGGCGGTTCCCGTAACGGCGAGCGTGGCTAACGTGCCGACACTGGTCAACGAGGACGCCAACACGTTACTGGCGAGTGTTGCGCCCGTTAACGTACCAGCGGCGGCAGTGACCGTGATGTTAGCGGTTCCATCAAAGCTGGTCCCGTTGATCGTCCGTGCCGTTTGCAACGCCGTGGCCGTGGCCGCATTACCCGTGGTGCTGCCTGAACTGCCCGTCACACTGCCCGTGATCGGTGCGGTCACCGTCAGCGCCGCTAGGGTGCCTACGCTGGTCAAGCTGGAGGCCAACACATTGCTGGCTAAGGTCGCACCCGTCAGCGTTCCTGCCGCAGCCGTAACGGTGATGGCGGCAGTGCCATCAAAGTTGACCCCGTTAATTGCTCGGGCGGTCTGCAACGCGGTTGCCGTGCTGGCGTTGCCCGTCACGTTGCCCACCACGCCACCCGTTGCCGTCAAGACCCCAGTGACGCCCAGTGTGCCCGTGATGCTAACGTTGCCCGCCACCGTGCCACCAGACAGCGGGAGGTAGCTGATCTCCGACCACGCCGATCCCGTGTCAAAGTACAGCTTGAGGGCGGCGACATCGGTGGTCAGCCACTTGCGCCCAGAGTCCCCCGCCGCAGGGCGAGAGGCAAGGAGGGAGGACTGAAGATGAACGCCGGGGTCGGCGTCGTGGTCGTTATACCCAACCCGCAGGGTATTGTCGTTTCCACGGACGGTGGTGGCGTCGATAGGCGACGTGCCGTTGACCGGGGTGGTAAACGTCGCAACGCTATGCTGTGCAACTGTTTGTGCCATGAGTTATCTCCGTCCTAGCGCGAACGCTTCTAACTGGAATCGGCTAAACACTGGCTGAGACTCGCCAGAGTCAATGATGGTTACGTCGATATAGTACCCAGTCCCACCCATCGGAATACGGTAACTCACACTGCCTGCACCACCCCACGTCCCTGTTCCCCATGTGGTACTCGCGTCACCCCACGTTGAACTATACGTCGCGGGGAGGCTGTACGATCCAAAAGACTCGCCCGTGTTCCACTGAATACGGGTCTGGTCTGATCCATTCAACTGCGCCGTGATGTATCCCCACCGCAGGGCCTTGGCCAGCGCGTCGTCCCCACAGTACAGGCGGTGCATCTGGATGGACATGGCATAACGGGTGCCGCCTGTCCCATTACTGGCCACGTTGTCCATAAAGATTCCCGGCGCATCGCACACGCTGACATACCCAGACGCATCGCCCCGCAAGGCAATCGGAAGACCGGAGCCGTTGATCCCTTCAAACAGGTACGACGTGTCTGGGGACACATAGCCTGTATCCCACGGACCAGACCATGTTTGCAGCAAGGTGTTGTACTGATAGCACCCAAAGCCGGGGATGGTAATCCACAACTCCTTCGTCGCCCGATTGACCAGACAGTTCACCTTGTCAAACTCTGACGACGTGAGTTGCCGAATAATAGGCAGGATCGGGTCAGGCTGCTGCGGGGTGGCAACCGGCGAGACTTCTGCCTCGTTGCAGCGGTACAATCCCCGTTCTGAGATAAAGTATGCAATGTTGTCGTTCGCCACGATGCTATTCTTAGCAATCGTGCCCACGTCCGCGCTCACGGCCTGTGGCGCAACTGTGAGATCGTCCTGCCCATAGCCCGTCAGCCGTGACACACCACGCTGGTGGAAGATCAAGAGGGACGTATTGATCGACGCGAGGCCAACCACTTGCTCTTGCCCAAACGTGCGGACAACGATTTGCCCACCACCTGACGCCCCAATGCCCAGCGTGTCGCCATTGTTGAGGTCAGAATAGAAGATGCTGTCGGGATAGGTTCCGTCACCCGTGCCCCACAACCGCTCGTTATAGACCGCGATGGACGAGCAGCTTGGCGTACTGGCGATGTTGGTCGAAAGGGCGGTGCCGTTCCACTTGTTCAGGAGGCCACCGTCCGCGATGTAGACGACATCGTTGCCCGTCCCGTCGCGGAACGTGACAAAGTACGACGTGGTGTTGGACGCCAGCGCCCCCGTCTGCTCCGTCCACGTCCATGTGGTCGTGTTGAACGTCGAGGTAAACAGCTTGCCGTTGCACACAGCCAACACGGGGCGACTGCCATCATCTTTTGTCCATGTAAAGCCACCCGTAATCGGCTGGGCGGCTAACGCAGCAGACGTGCGGCGGGTGCCACCCCGCTTGCTGATGGCTCCGTAGTCCGTTAGTCGCCCGTTTGTTGACGTGCGGACCTGATTAGGCTGGACCGCCGCATCGTCAGAGACGCTGTTCAGTCCGCCATCAAACCGTGGCTGCTCGTCAACAACCTTCTCGCGCCCCTGCGCCATCAGCCGCCACCCCACGCATACTTCTGATCGGGGTAGGCCATCAACGTCGGGTTGATCGTCATGCGGCGGATGTCATCGAGCAGTGACTTGCGGTTGTCGTCCGCCATCGCTTTCAGGTTGGCCGCTGCCGCCGCTTCCGTGCCACCCTTGAGGAGCAACAACGCGGCGGCCTGCCACACCAACACCAGATGCGAGTTGTCGGGATAGTCAATAATGCTTGAATCCCCTGCCAGATCGGAGATGGTCGTGGGCTTGTAATTCACGCCAACGTACAACCCTAACCCTGAAGACACGGGCAACACCTGCACCGACTGCCCCGCGATGTAATACAGCTTGGGGTAGGTCGGGAGATAGTTGGTCGTGGTCGCCAGCGGCACATCTTGATACCGCGTCTGCCCGTACAGCACGTTGCCGTCGCTAACGGACATGATGCGGTAGAAGTTCTGCTCAGAATCACCAGACCCGCTGTTCAGCGTGGTAAACGCGAACTGGCCGCTGGCGTCCGTGGTCACCTGACGGATCGCAAACCGATAGTATGGCGCGGCGTTGAGGATGTTGGACCACTCGCCGTCAAAGACGTTGTTCAGGACGAGCTTGATTGTCTCGTCTGACCACCGTGTCGAGCCAACCGCATCCATGTACTCGCGGGTGTCGGTAACCAACTGTCCGAGGGTGACGGTTGCCATACTTCTCCTTAGCTCACTTTACGAGGGCGTCCACGGCCACGCCGCATGGTAGACGGATCGGCACTATCCAGCACTTCTCCAATGGCACTGTCCATCGCCGCAGACATCATCCCCGTGTTGTAATTCTCCACGGAGTCGGACAACCGCTGGATGTCTTCTCGCGGGAAAGTACGGACCATCTTGCTTAAATATGACGGGGCTTCGTCGGGGCTACATCCCAGCGGCAGATAGCCAATGATGTCATAGGCCATTCGTGCGTCGTAGCTCTCGCGCTGCACCCACTCCCATCGGCGGTCTTCGGGTTGCCACTCCATGCACACAGACCATGTAGGCACCCCTGTGTCCATGAGCCGCAACTTCAGTCCGCTATGCACCTCCCGAAGCCGCCGCTGAATCTCAGGCGACGGCTCGGGGATGCCCGCAGGATTCACCAGAATCACGGGCGCGGTCATGTTACTCGCACACCAGCAGTTCGACGTTGACCGTCACATCGTCGGGCTGCACCGACACGGCACCCACGGTCACGATGGACACACGGAGGCTGCTCGCCGTGGTCAGCGTCCGCTGGGCGTCCGTGGTCGAGGTCAGGAACACAAACTGCAACGGCGTCTCTGCCGTCTGCGCGTTGATGTTCAGGCCATCGGTCAAGGCGACCGCCGTTGCGCCCGTCATCTCAAACAACGTCGCCACGCACGAGGTCGCCGCTGTCGGGAACGTCTCGGCACACAGGGTCGCCCGATTGACATACACCTTGGCAGGGAACCCGCCAATGTTGTGTGTCTGCGTACCCGCCGCCAACGTGCCCGTGTTCAAGCGGCCACTGTTCAGCGGGACAGGCAGCGTCCCAAGACGCCCCGGCTTTGGAGCAAAAAAGTTATAGGCCATCTAGAAGTCTCCAAGTTGATCCCAATGGGGGGCAGCAGCCGAAGTGCTACCACCCCCCACCGCGACTTTAGATGTGGCTGTAACGAGCCGTGTCCGTGTACCCCGTGATGCTGCCATGCGCATTTCGCGCCAAGCAGGCAAGGTTACCGTACCAGCCATACGTCGTTTCGAACGCATCGCGGCCCGACAACCAACGCCACGGACCCGCGCCCTCGAACTCCACGAAGCCCCAATCCTTCGCATCCACCCACGACAGGGACGGGATGTGCAGGAGGTAGATCGTGCCAGCGGGGACGTAGTAGTCCGTCACGCACGGGATACCACAGATTTCAATGGCCTTGTAGCCACCCTTGATCGTGGTGCCGAACTCGCCAGCCGTGAAGCGACGCTGGGCGACCATCGACTCCATGAGCTTCTTCGCCAGACCGGGGGTGGTCATGAGGAGGAAGTCCTTGGGCTTCACATTGGCATCCTTGCCAGAACGACCGGCGATCTTCTGGATCAAGTCCCAGATGTCCGATTCGGTCGGCTGCGTGGCGTCCGGCGTGTCCGTGCCCGCGACCATGCGGGTGGCATCCCAAATGCTGTACGTCGCATTGCTGATGTTGTGCAACGAGGCGTAGCCGTTACCACGGTTCGTGATGCTGATGAGACCGTTCATCGCGCCGTTGAACGACGTATCGCTCGCGGTCGCCTTGACGATCTTGTCCGTCGCCGCCATGCCCGTGATGGCCGTGCCGATGGTCAGCGTGGCGTTGTCGCCGCTGTTCGTGATGGCCGTAATGGCCGCACGACCCAGCACCGCGTCAGACGAGGACGTATCGAGGACGGCAATGTAGTCGCCCACCGACAACAGCAACGAACCCTGACCCGAGCTGGCAATGCCGTAGGGCGAAGAGACGATGATAACGGTCGTGCTAGTCACGGTGCCGATCAGCGCCACCACACCATCAGCCTTGTTGTGCAGCGCCTGCTGCATGAGGAGCATCGAAGCGTCCTTGATTTCTTCCATCGTCTTGCTGGCGATGGTCGTGAAGGCCGCATCCTTGGACTGCGTACCGACGAACGCCAGACCGTCAACCTGACGGGTGGTGTACGCACGGACGATGCCCACATTGGCCTGCACTTCAGTCGCCGTTGTGTCGGGCGGGAAGTAACCAGAGGCCGAGAACGTCGCGCCAGCCGGACGGCCAGTCACTACGTCAAAGAACACGTTGTTACCGCCCCACCGCATGTTGCGGGGGCCACCAGAGCGGCCCTTCTCCAACTGCGCGAGGAGAGGAGTGACAAGGTTCTGCACCTTCTCACGGAACTGCGAGTACACGTTCTTCAGGAGGCCGGTTAGTTCGGCATCGGTAATAAGAGTGGGGTTAGCCACGAGTCACCTCTTAGAAAGTATTAACGGAATGACGACAACGCCGTACTCAACGCACTGGCGACGGCATCGTCTACGGTGTTGCCCACGCTAGCCTTTGGCTTGCCAGACGGCTTGCCCGCATTGCCAACGGGGAGGGTTTTTTGTCCTACGGCACGTTTGGCCTTCTGTGACTCAATGCGAGCCTTGTCCCGTTCTGCCAACGCCTTCTGTGTTTCCCGTTGCGGGGCAGAGGTGGTTGACGGTGAGCGGCGACCATGCTGCGCTTGTGCCCATACGGCTAAATCGTCGAGGATGTACTGTCGGATCGCATCGTAGCGTGACGCTGGAACATACGCCTCTCCGTTGGGAGCGCGTTCAACGTGCGCATACATCGCCATCTGAAACTTCTCGGCCAACTCTTCGACGGGAACAGACGGCAGTGCCTTGGCAATCATATCAAGGGCTGGCGCTATTTCGTTCTCGTAGAATACTTGGCCTTTCTCCGCAATCGCCGACATCTGGTGCTGGACACGAATGTCCTGCACCTGTTGTTCTGCGCGAGCGGCCCTGTTTTCCGGCGAGTTCTGTTCGCCATACGCATCGCGGACAGCCAATAAGAAATCGTCGTCCATCAACAGCTTTTCAATCTGCTCTTCTCGTTCCGACAGCAAGGCCGCGAGTTCTTCGCGCTCTTGATGGACCTGTTGAGCAGCCTGCTCAACCTGCTGGACCTTCTGCTCCCGATCTTGGTTGTACACGCCCCACTGGGCCAGCTTGACCACCTGATCCAACCGGTCACTCCGCATCTTCCCGTTGGCCTTGTACTCCACCATCAAGTTCGGGACTTCCACCTCTCCATCTGCATCGTGGAGTGAGAACTCCGTTGCCAGATCATCCATGACCGTGGGAACGGCCACATAACCTTCTGGCATATTGGGCTGGTCACCAACGTCTTCTGATTCGTCAGCGTCCTCTACGGCTTCTCCGCCATCCTCTGCTGCATCTGGAGCCAGTCCCTCTTCCGCTTCCTCCGCCGCACCGTTGTCCTGCTGCGGTGGGAGGGCGCTTGCGACGGCACTGGAAATTGCTTCACCGAGGTCCATGCTCCGATCCTATTGCTGTCGGGATAAGATGTCAGCTTGCTGTGCGGCTTGTTCTGCCTCTGGGATGCCAGCCAAACTCTGTTGGAGTAGGTTGGTGACCCCGATCGGCGGATTGCCACTGGCAAGCGGTAACTGTCCCGGTGTGATATTTGGTACACTGGCTGCGGGGGGTCCGCTTGCTGGGCCAGCCCCAGCGGGAGGGGCCATCGGAGGCGGTCCTTCTTCTCCTCCCCCTCCCTGTTTCTGCTGCGCTTGATTCGCCAGTGCTACCCACCGCTCTTGTGCAGCGGCAATGACGGACGGTTCTACGTCGTCTTGGAGCAGTAACTCGCGTTCGAGCACATCTTGGTGAATCGCTTCGTTGTCCTGCCACCGCATCTCGGGCACGGGCGTCTGCATCCGAATGGCATCTGCCACCCGCTTGGCCCGTGCTTCTTGATCGGCGTCTGGCGTGGAGATGTCTCCTGCCACGGCAAACATCTGGCGACGACGGTATTCCTTCATGTCGATCACGCCCGTCTGGAGCCAGTTGTCCAGCATATACATACGGAACGCCAGCGGCATCGGCATCATCGACGAGGCTTCGACCTTCACATCGCTCTGTCCGTCAAAGTCCGACGCCGACACGGCACGAGCCAAGTCAGGACGACCCTTGCCGACTGCGCCAAGCGAGCGGGGCATATCATAGCCCCACGACATCCCTGCCAGCGTGATTTTGCCCCAGTCAGTGAAGGCCATCGCCAAGGCATTGACGCCGGGGCTAAAGACCCGCTCCAACTGTTCACGGCTGGCAATAATCGCACGGCCCGATTCGCCTGTTACCTGCCCACGGCTGACCGAGTTGTAGCCCGAGGCGTTTTCAAACGCCCCCTTCTCCAACGCGAGGGCTTCTTTGACATCGTTGCCAACACTAAACCCATTGACGGGCTGGATGCTGTCCGACATCGGACCTGCGCCACGAATTTCGATCATAGACGTGACGCCGCCCATGAAGGTTTCGGTCGCAATGGCGTTGGGCCGCGTCAAAAACCGTCCGCCAGCGTTCACACGGATGTTCTCGACCCACTTCGACAACAACGCATTGATCCGCATCTGGTGATCTATCCATTGCTCCATGACGGGGCGCGGATAGTAACTGGGGTCGCTGGAACCGTCGCGTACTGGGACCAGTGGAATCGTGTTCCACATAAGGGGTGAGGGTCCGAACACGACTTCATCGCCAACGACCACCATCTGCAAGCCTTCGGGCAGCACATCGGGGTGCGGCTGGAGATAGACCGTGAACCGTTCCGTCACATCCTCATCCCGCAACCGCTGGCCTTCGCCAATCGTGGTCTGCGAGAGCACCCATGCGCCAATCCCTTCACTGCCGCTGTACGTCGGGCCATTACTGGTGGACAGCATCGTGTTGGCGGCGTCCAATCCCGTCACGCCATACCGATACGCCGCCTCACTCCGAGAAATCACCTCGCGGATGATGACCCAGTGCGGGCGTTGGGTCGCGGTCGCGTTCGGCGAGACACGAACCTGCTCCACCCGAAGCGTTTGACAGCCAATATCGCCCATAGGCTTCTTCTGCCCAGCAAGATCGCCCATGCGCTCGTCCCACGGTCCACGATTCGGGTCCCAGTACTCGTGCCAGAAGGAAATGCCGTCCGTTTGCGCCCAGAAACTCGCCTCTCGCGCCATACGCTGCATCTCTTGCTGCTCATACTGGTACTCCAGCGCCATCTGTTGGGCTTGCGCCTTCCGACGATCTTCGGGGTCTTGCGTGACGGGCGTGACGGAGAAGCCGGGCTTCTGATCCATCAGAATCTGCAACCGCTGATCCAGCGCCTTATCGACCATGTTGTACACCACACGGGCCGCATCACGCGGACGCGCCGGTTCCCGCCACGGACCCATGCCGTTGGCCGAAATCCACTGCTGCCCTGCACGGAACAGGCGGTTGCGTTCGACGAGGTGGAGATGCATCTGCACCGCATCACGCCGACCCTCCCACAAGCCAC